CGGCCGCTTTTTTATTGGAGCTAATACTATGAAAGTTTTCTTGTTTACCTTCTTTAAAAGCTTGCTTGGTTACTGGGCTGCAAAGCTACTCAGCCCTGAATCGGTGACTGAACTGCTTATCACGATTGCTGATGCTCATGCCAAAAACACCAAAACCGACACGGACGATCGCTTGATTGATATTGTGAAAAAGTACCTCGGTAAAGAGCAGTAACCCCATTTTCACCACCAAGAGCAAAGACGTTAACGATTTGCAATGTCGTCGAGCATTGCCAGGCTTCGGCCATTTAGTAACAGTGCTTACGGTGGTGGCCCTATTCCTAATGTCTTCACGGACATGCGTTGGTGCCTCGCTGTTTCTCTGTGTTAGCTATGACCATGAAGTAACCTGACCCGTTGCTTAATCCTTAACATGAGAGCGCACGAAGAAAATCAATAAGGCTCAAGCTGAGGGGCGAAACTCCCCTTCATTACTGGAAACGTCAGCCACAGGCGAAGAAGCGGCGTGACACTGGAGAGACAGATTTAGCGGTTTAACTCTATGACTACAGTACGGTTGCGTATCTCTGATGCGAAAATTAAAAGCTATTTGAAAAGTGATACTGTCACGAGGCTTAGGGATGAAAGATATGCTTTAGAGCTTCGTTTTCACAAGTCTCGCGAGAGTGCTACTTGGTGGTTGATTGATAAACGAAAGAACAACGGAAAACACGGAAAACCAAAATGGGAACGGCTTGGGCTTTGGCCTCGTTTAAGTGCGAAGGCATTGTTTGAGTTGTTACCCCAAAAGATTGCTAGGATGGCGACGGATACGGACCAAGTGGTTACAGACTGGACCTGTTTTGGTGATTGCTTGCGCTGGTATGTGCAGCATATTGAATCGAACAAGGATATCTCTTCAGAGAGGAAAAGTGCCGTTAAGTCGGTGGTCTTTAATCACTTGTTACCAGCTCTTGGGGAGTTGCCTCTTGCTAATATTCGAAAGCACCATATCAAGGATTTGTTGGTTTGGCCGCTGCGTGAACGTTACGAACTCAGAACAGTTAAGGGCTATTTTGCCATTTTGAAAGCCGCGTTTAATCAGGCGTATCGGGAAGAGCATATCGTTTCTAACCCGGTTGCTGGCATGGTGTTTACTGACTTCATCAATAAGAAAATTACGCCTAATGAGGGCAAGATTCAGTCTGATGATGTGAGTCGATTGCTCGACAGGCTCAAGGCTTATGCACTGCAAAAGCAGGTGTTTGTTTTGATGCAGCTGGCGCATGGCACGCGTATTCGTGAAACCCGATTAGCTCGATGGAGCCATATCGATTGGGATGAGAATATCTGGCGGATACCCGCTTGTAACGCCAAGAACGGTGAAGCGTTGATGTTGCCGATGACCTGGCAGATTAGAAACCTGCTTCAACAATATCGGTTCACTCAGAAAGAAGGCCAAAAGTTTATATTCCCAAATACGAAAGGGGATGCGCCTATTTGTAAGGACACGGCCAACAGCACTTATGCAGAGTGGAGTGAAGGTGAGTTTACCAGCCACCATTGCCGTAAATTAGTCGGTACACGATTGACTGACCTTGGTGTCGATAAGTTCGTCCGTGAACGCATTCTCAATCACAAGATGTCAGACCTAGACCAAGCCTACATACACACGACGACAGAAGCCTTAAAACTCAAGGCATTGCAGACCTATCACAACTGGTTAGATCTGCAGGGCTTTATTTTTTTTCATGGGAAGATCGCGGGAAGATCCTGAAACACGATCATCTAGCGTGAGCTTAGATTTGATAAGGGCTCAAGCATCGCTGACCGATTTAACTCTTAAGAAAATCTGTTAATTGTGGTGATTGGTGTTCATTTGGATGTTTGGACGTCTAAAACACCAAAAAACCGAGAAAGGAGTAGAAGGGAGTTTTACTGGTTTTGACCCCAAAAACGCCTGATTTCAGCGTTTTTTGAGTGGTTGAAAATCACGGTGAAAATTAGGTTTAAAAACACTGTTCAATTAATTCCAAGTCAAATCCCACTCACGCCTTGTCCCACAAGGGCTGCGAAAGATTGCGGGTCCTTCCCAGAGGTTCAATAACCCACGGGGCTGAGACTCGCCGATTCCGCCTCATTTTAATGTCCGGTTTTTACTCCCTTCTATCGGGTGGGTCGAGAAGGGAGTGAACCATAACGCGTAACGCTAGAAGAATGTCGCTATGGCTGAAGTAAACCGAAATGAATTTGCTCGAATTATGGGTTACTCACCGAAGTGGGTGGGCGACCTCATCAAAGAGGGCTTGCCACACCAAGGCGGTGGTGGACGAGGGAAGCCTCTAATCATTGAAACAGATAAAGCCATTCAGTGGATTATCGACCGCGAAATCAAAAAGCAAATTGGCCAGTACGAGAAAGAGCACAGCAGCCCAAAAGTTGGCACCAAAGACGGTGAAGACTTATTACTCACTGCTGCCAAACGCCGCAAAGCTGAAATTGAAGCTCAAAAGGCCGAAGAAACAGTGATGGATTTGGGAGAGTTAGCCCAGTTCCTTTACATGGTTGGAAACTTATTTGGTAGTGAGCTGGATGGCATAGGGGCTCGAACAGCTTTAGAGGTAGCGTCAGAACATGAACCCGCCAAATGCAAAAACACAATTGACCGAGAAGCTCGACGTATACGCACTGCCACCGCTGACCACCTCAGTGCGTTCGTTGCTGAGTATCTTGCAAAACGTAGCAGAGATGATCAGAGCGAAGCCGCTGAGGAATGCTGCGCAGTGGGCAACTGAGAATAGAATTATGCCTCCGGGTTCGCCAATACCTGGTCCGTTTGATACGACTTCAACGCCATACATGATTCCTGTTTGCGTCGCGTTTGCCGACCCTGCTTATTCAAAAATCACCTTTGTTATGGGAACGCAGATGGGAAAGTCGGCCACGATGCAAAACGTGATTGGATGGCGCCTTGATGACCAACCTGCACCGATCATCTATGTGGGGCCGACTGAGTCGAACATTAATAACGTCGTTGAGCCCAAAATAATGGAGATGTTCCGAGAGTGCTCAACGCTGTGGTTAAAGTACGATGATAAAAGCCCCAAACATAAAAAGCGTATTGGGGGCGTGTCTTTGCGTTTTGCATGGGCTGGTTCGGCAACTGAATTGGCATCGGATTCTGCGGTTATCACGCTAGTTGATGAATTAGACCGTCCTGATACCAATGCAACAGGTGAGGGCTCATTAGCGGAAATTGCAGAAGCGCGTGGTGATGCTTATATCGACTCAAAGCTTGGGTTAACTAGTACGCCAACACATGGTAAGGCAAGTACCTATGAACACCCTGAAACAGGGATGACCCATTGGGCAGTTGCACCAAAAGGTAAAGTGTCTAGCCCGATTTGGTTGGAGTGGGAACAAGGAACTCGACATGAATGGGCGGTTCCATGCCCTGACCCAGATTGCGGTGAGTATTTCATACCACGAAGTGATCTACTTTGGTGGCCAGGAAAAGGCACAGAGAATGAAAGCTCACCTGCATCGGCATCGCGTGAAGCCCGTTTAGTCTGCCCTCATTGTGGGGGACAGATTGAAGACAAACACCGCAAAGTAATGAACGCTCAAGGTATTGCTATTGCTCCTGGGCAATACGCTAAGAAGTACGACGATAGCTCTGTATTAATTACACAAGGCGGTGAATCAACCGTTGTCCCATTTCATTCCATGCTTCATCCACTGGAAGACAACAACCACTTCAGTATTTGGGTGAGTGGTCTTTGCTCGTTCTCCGGTAAAAAGAGTTATGGCTATCTAGCCAGAAAACTCCTTCAAGCGCAGAGAAGCGGTGACCCACACCAATTACTCTCTGTTTATAACACAGGGTTTGGAGAAATATTTGCTGTTGTTGGTGATGCTCCTGAATGGGAAGAAGTCTACAAGCTACGCTCGACGTTCTCATCAGGTGAAGTTCCTGATGGGGTACACACACTAATTTGTACTGTGGATGTCCAGAAAAACCGTCTTGTTTATATCGTACGCGGTTGGGTTGATGGTATGTCCTCACGCCTGATTGAGTTTGGCGAGCTATGGGGGGATACCGATAAGCCGGAGGTATGGAGTGAACTCGATGACTTGATGGAGCATGAATGGGGGAACTTAAAAATCAGGCAGTGCGGTGTCGATGCAGGCTACAGAACCGATGAGGTTTATGCCTGGGTTCGTCGCCATAAAACTCGTGCACGAGCGTTAATGGGTTGGCAGAAGCTTCCCAAACCTTTTCGTGTCACTCGCGTTGAAGTTGATAAGCAGGGCAAGGTTAGAAAGCGTGGTGACAAGCGATGGGACTTTGATGCCAGCTTGGCTAAAGCGTGGGTACATAACCGTGTCCGTTGGAAACGCGGCACCGTTGGTGATTGGTTACTGCCTTCCGATGTCTCAGAAGATTACTGTAAGCAGATTGTTGCTGAGGAGTTTGATGATGAAAAAGGAGAGTGGAATCGAGTCAGTAAAGACAACCACTTTCTCGACTGTGAAGGTATGAACTATATGGTGGCCAGAATGCTACGACTTGACCGAAAGAAACCAAAACCGATTGATGATGAGGAAGAAACTCAACCTGAATCGGTAGCCGATGAGGCAGACGAGCAGGAAGACGAGGAAGAGCGTAAGCCTGTTAAGTTGAAAAAACGCAAGCGCCGCTTAGTACGGCGAAAAGGAAACTTTGCTAAATCATGGTAATACCGACAAAGATCACTTCAGGTCTGTCGGTCAACTTCAAACTCTCTTATCCAGATTACCCCGCTAGTTCTTGGGTAGCCACTATCTATCTACGTTCCGCATCCGGTAAGGCTGACATTGTCGGCACACCGGAGGGTGATGCGTTCCAATTCTCGATACCAGCAAGCGAGACAGCGAACTGGCCCGCAGAAGAATACAGCGTTGTGTTGCGTGTAACTGATGGCACCGATGTACATCAGCCTCTTACCAGCCGATTAACTGTACTGCCAGACTTGGCAGCATTGGATGTACATGACCCTCGCAGCGAAGCAGAGAAAGCATTGGCAGCTATTCAGGCTACGTTAACCAATCGTGCTACATCTGATCAGCTTAAGCTGTCGTTTGGTGGTCGTAGTCTGGAGAAGACCCCGTTGAGCGAACTGCTGCAGTTAGAGCAGCGATTTCTCAATAGGGTGAATCAGGAGAAGCGTAAGAAGTCTGGCCGAGGTCTTCTGACAGTACATAAAGTGAGGATGCGCTGATGTGGAATCCTTTTAATCGCAACGCTAAGCCAGAGGCCAAAAAGAAACGTCGCAAGACGCCATATGTCAAATTGAGTCCTGTTTCTCGAAGCCTATTCTCGGCAGCTGATCCAGACAGAAACAATAGTACTTGGGATTCTTCACCTGTGCCCATTGGCAAGGTGATTGATCAAAAACTCGCGGTTTTAGTCGCTCGCTCACGCGAACAGATCAGTAACAATGACTATGCCCGAGGGTTTGTCCGAGAAGTTCGTAAAAATGTACTCGGACATAAAGGTATTGTTCTTCAGGTTCGGGGCAAAGAACCTGATGGTTCATTGGATACCAACGGAAATGCCGCCGTTGAGAAAGCTTTTAAAAAGTGGGGACGACGCGAAAACTGTACCGTTGATGGGCGTCTTGATTGGCGCAGAGCCAAGCGTGTCATTCTCAATACGGTAGTAGGGAGCGGTGAAGCGTTCATACGAATCGTTGAAGGCCCACATGCTGGTCCCTGGGGATTTGCTATTCAGCTCATAGACCCTCTAAGAGTACCGATTCAGGTCAACGAAAGCCGACTAGCAAACGGAAACGTAATTCGAAACGGCATCGAAATGACCCCTTATGGACGCCTGGTTGCTTACTTAGTTGAAACAAAAGCAGGTGTTTTGGCTGAAGTATTTCGCCATGGAGGTAAAGAGTTTGAACGTGTTTCCGCTGAAGACATGCTGCACGTTTATGACCAAGAGCATCCTGAGCAATTCCGTGGTATTCCATGGAATCACACATCATTAAGTCGAATGCGTAACCTTTCTGGGTTTGAAGAAGCTTCTGTTGTAAACGCCAGAGCGGGTGCGAGTAAAACACTGGTACTTCAAGCAGACGCTGATGTTTATGAACCGGATGAATCCGAAGAGTTTGAAGAGCCAGAGATTGAGTTAGAACCCAATACGGTTGTGACTTTGCCTCCAGGCTTTACTCCTGTTGATTACTCGCCGGATTTTCCTTCAACAGAGACGGCAACGTTCTCAAAGCATATGTTGCGAGGAATGGCTACAGGTCAGGGTATGGCTTACAACACGTACGCCAATGACTTGGAAGGTGTCAACCTTAGTTCAATTCGCCAAGGCAAGCTTGACGAACGTGACGGGTGGAAAGAGTTACAAGAATGGTTCATAGAGTCGGTTTGCCATCGAGTTTATGAACGTTGGCTTCAGTATTCATTACTTGCCGGAAAAGTCATTAACTCAAATGGTAATCCTATCCCAGCTAGCCGCTTAGGCAAATTCCTAGAAGCAGATTGGCAACCTCGCCGTTGGGAATGGATTGACCCTCTTAAAGAAGAGAAAGCCATTACCGAAGCTCAAGAAAATGGTCGTAAGTCCCCTGGTGAAGCAATACGTGAATCTGGTCGTGAGCCTGTAGATGTCTGGAAGGGATATGCAGAGGACATCAAGGCAATGAGAGCGGAAGGGATTCCAGACGAAATGATAGCCCAGATTTTGGGAATAAAAGCCACCGGGCAACCTTTAGGAGTAAATCAAAGTGAGCAAGAAGACGACGAAACTGGCGACGAGTGATCTGATTCGTCAGGTCACAGGTCAACCTGTGTATCGAAACTACACGGTTGAGTCAGTGGATGAAGAAAACCGTACGGTTGAACTGGCTTTCTCTAGCGAATATCCAGTTGAGCGTTGGTTTGGCTATGAAGTCCTCGACCATTCATCTGGTGCAGTACGCATGGCGCGTTTTGATGCTGGCGCTTCTGCCTTGGTCAATCATGACTGGGACGATCTAGTTGGTGTCATTGAATCAGCTCGAATCGAAAAGAATAAGGGCCGAGCGGTTGTTCGGTTCGGTACTAGCCCAAGAGCTGAGGAAATTTGGCAAGACGTTAAAGATGGCATTCGTAAGCACGTTTCTATTGGTTACATCGTCCATGCGATGGTTCTTGAAAGTGATACGGATGATGTTCGCACCTATCGTGTGACAGATTGGGAGCCGTTCGAGCTGTCTTTTGTCACGGTTCCCGCTGACCCTTCCGTTGGTGTTGGGCGCAGCTTAGATACAACCAAATACCAAAACCACCTGCGTGATATGGGGATCATCATCCCAACTGGCGCAACAGAAAATGAACGTGAAATTGAAAACCGGAGTGAATCCAATATGAAGACTAAAACCCTGCGTGATGCCAGTGGCCGCTTAGTTCGTGCAAAAGTTGATGAGAACGATGTGATTGTTGAGATTATTGAAGTTCTTGAGGAGTCCAACACAGAACGTCAAGCTGGTATTGAAGCAGAGCAAAACCGTGTGCGTGATATTTTAGACCTGTTCGAGCAATACGGAAGTCGTGGTGTTGATCCTAACCCTTATCTTCGAGACAAAAAGAAGACAGCTGCCGATTACCAACGCGCCTTACTTGATGCAGCGTCTGAGAATGGCGGTCAACCAGCGGGAGCACGTAGCGCAACACCAACGGTTGCAGACAGCCCAGACATTGGCTTGTCTGACAATGAAATTCGTCAGTATTCATTTCTGAACGTTCTGCGTTACCTGTCTCAGCCAACGAATGAAAAGTATCGTCGAGCAGCTGCATTTGAGCTTGAAGCCTCTGAAGCCGCAGCCGATAAAATGAAGCGTGAAGCACAAGGTATTATTGTACCTAACGATGTTCTTCGTGCAGCTGCGCCAGTAAGTGCTGGTGGTTCCGGTAGCAACTTGATTGCTACTGACCATATGGCGGGTAGCTTCATTGATATGCTCTATAACAAATCAGCAGTCATGAACTACGCAACTACGCTAACAGGCCTAGTCGGTGATTTATCTATCCCGACTCAAGAGGGGGGCGCTACGGGCTATTGGCTTGGTGAAGATGTAGATGCAACCTTATCTGAAATCACCTTTGGTGAGCGTGGCCTACAAAACCGTACTTGTGCTGCGCTAGTAGAAATGACTCGTAAGATGCTGATGCAGTCTTCACCAGATGTTGAGATGTTGGCTCGTGCGGATATTGCTAAAGCTCTGGCTCTTACTATTGATAAAGCTGCCTTGTACGGCACTGGTGGTGATCAACCGCTTGGTCTTGCAAACATCACGGGTGTGAACGGTGTAGATTTCACTGCGGTTAATCCGACGTTCCAAGAAATTGTAAACATGGAAACAGAGATAACTGCTGACAATGCTGATGTTGGTTCCATGCTTTACATGATGAACGCTACTGGCCGTGGTCACTGTAAGACAACTCAAAAGTTTGCTAATACCAACGGCTCACCTATTTGGGAAGGGGGTAACACTGTAAACGGCTACGGCACGCACATTTCTAACCAGATCAACAACGGTGATTATTGGTTTGGCGTCTGGTCCGAAATGCTGATTGGTTTGTGGGGAGGCCTAGACCTGACTATTGACCCATACACTCATAGTGCGAAAGGGCGCTTGCGTGTTGTTGCATTCCAAGACGCTGATGTAACTGTTCGCCATCCTGCTTCTTTCTGCCTAGGTAAAAAACTAGCAGCCTAATCAATCAAAAACTACTAGCTAAGCCACTCAATCGAGTGGCTTTTTATTTGGAGAAACAAATGTCAGTCAAAGCAATTTTAGTTACACAACCATTTCGTTGTCGCGGTCAATTATTGAAGCCTGAAACGGCACTAGAAGTGGGGCAAGGCTGCGACATTACACCGTCTGAAGCCCGTTCTCTGGTTGGCCAAAAGAAAGCAGTCTGGATTCCAGAAGACGATCTTGAAGTCGAAGAGGACGAAGATGAGTAATTGGTCTCAATCTATGGCTGAAATGGATGCTGCTTTATTTGGTGCATTCGGAGAGTCAGCCACCATTGCGGGTCAGTCTGCAAAAGTGGTTCCAAATACATCACAAGATCAATTTGGGATGATGGCTGCCAATGTGACCCGTTTGTCTATCTCTGGTTCATCAGGTGTGAAGGTTCGCAAAGGTGACAAAGTTACCTATAAAGGCCGCAGCCATGTGGTTGCTGATGTACCTGAGTATCATGATGGCTTAATTAGTTTTGATCTGAAATGAATGAACTAGACCGCCAGTTGGCAACTGCAGTAAAGAACCTCAGTGCTTTAGACGAAAAAGCGGTACCAAGTGCAGCTTCTATGGCAATAAACCGAATCGCTAAGAGAGCTATTAGCCATTCAGTAAAAGACACCTCTAAGGCGGTCAAGGTTCAGCAAAAAGTCATCAGACGTTATGCCCGAGTATCCAAAAAAGCCTCACCAAAACAGCCTGTCGCTTATGTTCGAGTAAGGCGTACCGATATTCCAGCAATTCACATAGGGGAAGCTCGTACACAAATTCGGCGTAAAAAAGGGCGTTACCAGGTGCAAAGTGCAACCCGTGCTAAAGATGGACGTTATACCAAGCGCGAAGTTTCTGGTTTTACGTCCATAAAAGTGGGTAAACATAAGTTTGACAATGCTTTTCTGCAGAAGCTGAAGAATGGTAAATGGCACATTATGCAGCGTACTAGTGATGCTCGTTACCCAATCAAGATGTGCGCTATTCCTATTTACAAAGAGATTACGTCGGCTTTTGAAACTAACTGTAGTCGTTTGATTGATAAAGATATGCCTAAAGAGTTGATGTATGCAATGGGCCAGCAGGTTCGGTTAATCGTTCGTCGGGAGGTAGGGCGTGGAAATTAACAAACAAATTCGAAAGCAGATCATTTCTGACTTGGAAAAAGCACTAATTGACAGTGAAGGGCAACCCCTTATCGCTGCTTATTTTTCTGGCCGAGGTGAACCAGTTACAGCCAGTGATGACGGTGAGACAGGATACCTCGAAGTTCCAGCCATTTCGGTCTACTTGCTTGATGGTGAATCCACTGGGCAGGATTTTGATGAAGAAGAGTGGAGCTCGGTACTTGCTGTAGAGATTATGGACTTGGCCACCAATCAACTGGATGACGACCTCGATACCTTTAGTGAGAAAGTTCGGGACGTAATTGACCGTCACTACACCGCTAATGGTTTGCTCAGTCTGTGTAATCGTTCTGGTTTTTCTTATGTACGCGAAGAGGGGGCCCCATGGGGTTCCTCGGTTTTAACATTTACTATTGAATACACCGAAGAGGTTTAATCATGTCGGACCCAACTCAAGCAATTAAAGGCGCTGGCACTACGTTCTGGCGCAAAAAAGACGACCAAGAACTGCTAACGACGGCAGATTATCTTGATGACGCCAAGTGGGACAAGATAGGCGGTATCAAAGAGCTTCAACCAGGTGAAATCACCGTGGAAGATGAAGAAGACAACTACCTAGACGATCCTAATGCGGACTGGGCAAAGACCACGCCAGGTCAAAAGTCAGCAGGCGAAACCAATTTAACGATCGTTTGGAAGCCAGGTGAACCTGGTCAACAACAACTTGTTGATGATGTAGAAAAAGGAACGGTTACTGAGTATCGCTCAAAATACCCAAATGGGACGGTGGATGCGTACTCTGGCTACATCAACTCATTGGGCAAAGCGGTGACGATTAAAGAAAAGATCACTCGCTCAGTTAAATTCAAAAACGTTGGCAAGCCAAAACTCGCGGAAATGCTTATTGCTGAACAAGCCGCTGGCGCAGGAGCATAATCATGACACCAGACTTTTTAAAAACAAAAGTTGTCGACATTGAAGGTCAAAACGTCACCATTACTCAACTATCTGGTTTAGATAGACTGAATTACATGGACTATTGTGCAGAAATTCCCGATCCAGACCGACCAATAGAACCTGCTGAAGATGCTAGCCAGGAAGAAAAAGAGCGTTACCTTCTTGATTTGAAAAAGTACTCAAACGCTTGGTTCCGCATCAACTTCATGGCTCAGGCTCGTTTGGTCGCGTATGCCTATCGTGGTGATGTTGATGACCTAGATGAGCGTCATCAGCAGATCATGTCGATGATGACACCGCCACAAGTTGAAACGCTTTATTTTGAAATAGCCAACTTCTCAGGGTTATCTACGCCAAAGGAGCCGGATGCTACTGAAGGCACCTCGGATACCACTACTACCACTGAAACCGCTACAACGGAAGAAACCACCACTCAGGAACCCACCGACCCAAAAGTCTAATTCGGGATGAAATTGAGTTTGCCATGGACCTTGCCCGAGAGTTCGGGCAAGTCTGTTGGCGCACCTTGTTGGCTTCCATTAGCGGCGAAGCCGTTGTGGAGTGGCGTGAATACTTTTCAAAACACGGCTTTAAGCACCAGATGGACAATCTGCGCTTTGCCGTGACCTGTTCTTCAAACTGGAATGTCACGGCCATGGCCGCAGGCTGCAAGGACGAAAGCGTCCTCAGAAGCTACCAAGACTTCCTGCCAACCTTAGAACATCCCGAAGAAGAATCGAAAGAATACACCGACGAAGAGCTGATGGCGTTGAGCGCGTCGGCAGGAGGAGTTCGCCTTGAGTGCCCAGATAGCTGATTTTAATATCCGCTTCAATACTGAAACCGCCAAGTTTCAGAAAGATGTGGATTACGCCAAAAAGATGCTGCGCGGCTACACCAAAGAAGCCAAAGCGGCGAACGACTCAAACTTATCATTAAGCCGCTCTTTAGAGCAAACCGCAGACCGCGCCAAAAACGCAGGTCGCGGCGTGTTAGATGCTGCAGGTTATGTCTCGGCAGGTATTGGTGCCGTCACAGGTGCCACGGCTTACCTTATTACGCAGCAGGCGCAACAAGCGCGTGAAATCGAAAAGATGGCCACCGTTGCTCAGGTATCAGTTGAGCAAATTCAAGCCTTGGGATACGCCTCTGAGCAGTTCAATATCAGCGGCGAAAACATGGCCGAGATACTGAAAGACGTCAACGATAAGCTGGGCGACTTTACCGAAAATGAAGGTGGTGAATTTGCCGACTTCATGGAGAACATCGCGCCAACAGTCGGCCTGACCATTGAGAAGCTGCAAGAGCTGTCGGGTCCCGATGCCTTGATTGCCATCAAAACGGCGATGGACCAAGCCAACGTTCCAATGAAAAGCCAGATATTTTATCTGGAGAGTATCGCCAACGATGCCTCGGCCTTGATGCCATTGCTCGATAATCAAGGCCAAAAGCTCTTTGAGTTGACCAAAAAATATGACGATTTGAACGTGTCGATGTCGGAGTATGACATTGAAAAGTTCAAAGAGATGGACCAAAAGCTCAAAGATACTGGGCTTAAGCTGCAGCGCTCTTTTGCTAATGCCGTGCTTGGAGCCAGTGATCAGATTGATTGGTTCAGCGATAAGCTGGCTTACTCAATCGACTATTGGGGAACACTGTTTGATAGTTGGTCAGACACGCCAAGAACGGTCGATGGACTAAGCAAAAAGCTGTCAGAATTGAGATCTGAGAGAAAAGAGCTTAGTGACGAGTTAAAAGAGGTAAACCGTACCTTTAAAGAGTACGAAGGTATTGATGTTGACAGCTTACTGCCTATTAACCCTCTTGGTCGTAGTGAAAACGAGCTATTCAACCTTAACTCTGATTTTGGGCGATTAACAAAGCAACTTGATGAGCTCGATGCCGAGATAGCGCGTCAGCAAAAACGCTACAACATCATGCGAACTGGCATGAACTATGACACGGCGCAACCAGGTTTAAAACCTGAAGGCGACACGCCAGACAGAGTATTACCGAAAGACACCGCAGGTTTAGAAAGCAAGCAGTCTTCTGGCGCATCGCGCCTAGCATCGCTTGATATGCAGTACGCGAATGAGCGTGAAAAACTCATCTTAGCGCATGAGCAACGCTTGCGTGACATCGAAGAAATGCAGGTGTCTGAGCAAGAGTTAAAGCGTCGTGGCTTTGATACCATGGAAGCGCTAAAAGCTGAGTATCGTGACCGCGAGACAGAGTTCTATCTAAAGGCAGAAAAGACGCGTAAAGATTTAGAAGATGATGCCTTGGAAGCGTCAATCGAGTCTTTTGCTAAGAGTGAAGAAGCCAAAACCGAAAAGGCCAAAATCGAAGCTGAAAAACGGGCGTATCGTGAAGAGCGCTTGATGCAAGAGCGCGTTCGAGGCATGAGCAACTTCCTCGGTCAAATCTCTCAGCTACAAAGCAGTGAAAACAAAAACGCCGCTCGTATTGGTAAAACCGCAGCACGTGTCCAAATCATGCTTAACGCTTACGAATCAGCGTCAGCGGCATACAAATCTTTGGTTGGTATTCCTTATGTCGGTCCTGGTCTTGCTGCGGCAGCGGCAGGCACCGCTATGGGCTTTGGTATCTCCATGGCCAGCAAAGTCGATTCAGTATCGAATATGGCGCACAACGGGATATCCGAAGTGCCGATGTTGGGTGGCCGAATGGAATCCGATTGGACACTCAAAGCAGGTGAGCGCGTTTACACCAACGAATCCGCAAACCGAATCGACCAAATGTATAGCGCCATCATGGCCATGCAGCGTCAGAAGTTCGCGATGAATGATCCAAGCCTTGCTTCAGCCAAGGCAGGGTTGGCCGTTGGAGGTCGTAACGTGGTGAACATTTACGGCGCACCAGAGGGAGCAAAAGTGAGAGAGCGCCAAGGTGACAATGGTGAAAACATCACCGATGTCTTTTTGGAAGACCTCGATTCTGACGGACCAATGTCTCAAGGGATCGCGCAGCGCTTTGACCTCAAGCCAGTGGGAGTATAAGCACTCATGACAATGATGTACCCAAGCTACCTGCCACATCCTCAGTTCCCCGACAAAATCGAACAGATGTCCAATCGTATTTCCACGGAAATGTCGACAGGGCGCACTCGGGACCGTCGTCGGCATGTCATCGTGCCGACGTTCCAAACCTTAGTGTTTCGGATGCCAAAGGAAAAAGCAGCGGCGTTTCTTGGTTGGGTAGACCATGCACTCAGTGGTGGCATTCGTTGGTTTACCTTAAACCAGCGCACCGAGCTGGGCGTGGTTCCCCTACAAATCAAAATGAAAGACCACCCACTCAAAGACGCCAAGCAAAAAGGTGGCAAGTTTTACTACACCGTGAAATGTGAAATTCGCCAATACCCAATCCAAAGCGAAGAAATCACCGTTGGCCAAGTGTTAGCTCCACACACGCTCGAAGAGTTTGTGGCAGGCGCAGACATGAGCCGTTACTACACAGAGAGCTGGAAGCAATGACCAATAGTAATAACTTCTTTGAATTGATCGAAAGACAGTCACAAAATGTGGACTGGCTCAATCAAATTTTAAAAGGTGGTGACGCCACCACTGTCATCATTGATGGTGTGGAAAAACCATCAATCAGCAAAGATATCGCTGATAAGTGGTTGCCTATTGCCGCTATGGTTCAAGGGCGTCAAGCGTATGAAACAAAAGCCTTGCTTGATGCCTCCGGTGAGCCACCTGCCGATAAACCAATGGCTGAAGTTTGGAATGACCCAACCGATGACAATAATGGTTTATATGGCTGGGCAGGAACGCAGTGGACGAAGTCTCCTTATGATGGATTGATGGCTGCGGCTGATGCACTGGCTTCAGCAGAAGGTTTTTTAGACGGTGAAATATCTCGTTGGGAATATGTTGGCGCTGAAGGGGTCAAGTTCTACATTGATGAACCAGTGTATTTCCGTGTTAAAGGTACCGCACTTCACCGCCTTCCATTCCCAATGGAGTTCCAGCTTGAGCGGACACAGCTTGCGTACGTGGATGACGACATTCGTGATGCCGTTACGGGTGAGCTAATTCTGCAAATCGTGGATCACGCCAATTGGTATAACTTAAAACCGAGTCATAAGCGCCAGTTGGTTGCCAGTAACTCCTATAGTGGTGTCTGGTCTTCACCATTAGCGGTGTCGAATGTTGAAGAGGCGATGAAAAGCACCTTCGAGGCTGGCATTTTAATTAAAGATGTCGAGTTTATTGGTGGGACGGTGGAGTTCACCTTTGGTGATGGTCTAACCGATGCCGCTTATGAGGCTTTTAAAGGCTCTGTGGGGTATTTATCAGACATTCAGCCATTTACGACCAATGGTAAATACACATTACCGCAAGGTTATGGCTTGTTCTTAGACTTTAACAAAGCCATAGATGGACAAGCTCTCAGCGTAGAGCTGACACCGAATGTTATTCAAAGCGCAGCCAATGGTCGTCGAGCCTTTATCCGTGGCACTAAGGTGTTGTTGATTGCAGCCAAGACCGTGAATGGGATTCCATCCTTTTATGGAAAATTGGCTCAGCAAGCCTTTGCACTTTGGTCAGGAAAGCAACTGATCTCACCGCTCAAGGCCCAGCAATTTATCTCTCAGATGCCACTGACTGTGCCCATAACCACCAAGAAACTCAGTGGTCATGATGTTGAGTTCACGGTCCCGATTTACTGCTATGTCTCATTTCCGGTTGACCCGTTACAACCTAAAAAAGGTCAAAAGGTACTGCGAACTAACCAAACGTTCAAAGTGGTCGCTCATGAGAATGAAGTGGTCTATTTTGATTCTCGTCAATTGGATGCAACGGGGCATTTAATCCCTCAGCAAGGTAGCTATTACAGTTTTGCTGAGAACGTTGATGACATGCCTTATCGCCGCATCATTGGTTGGACTCGTTCATCAGGTTGGCATGGGGTAAACAGCACGGGGACGTCTGAAAACATCAGCAAGAAGATTGACCTGTCGCATAATATTTTTGTTGATGATGCCAAAAAGGCACCGAGCCGAGACAATTCGGAAGTCGAGTCCATTTACTTCAAAGCAGCTGCTGGTAGCGCTTGGCAGGTTTACACGGGCAGCTATGGTGCGACCGTTGTTGAATGGTCAGAGGAAATCAAAGCAGAAATCGCATCACACGGTTACATCGAGCTTAAAAACTTGCAGGGCATCTACTGTGATTTTAATCGACTAAACGCTTCCGGTCGGGTAACGGCATTCAAAGTGAGTAACTTTGACTCTGGAGAGAGTTATGGTCGTGACGATTCTGGGTTCCTATTGCTCGGTTATAAACGAGTCAATTCAAGGGATTTATTTTTTGGTCAGCTAAAAAGCAAGATTGATCGATTCTTCGAACTGAACACTCATCCGTATTACGCGCAAATGGACCGAGTGGCATTTGTGCAAGATGGTTCGATCCCCTCGTATGACTCAGTCACCAGAACCTTAACTTGGTCAGATGAAGTTATCTTCTTAACGCCCTGGATGGATGAAACGGGTTATCGTCGCGGTCGAGTCAGAATCAAAGCGGGCTCCATTCAGTTTCCATCTGACAACTATTATGTGGCATGGATTAATAAGTCGGATATTTTGTCGACGGATGATGCGCTTGGTGTGCCAACTGAAAAAATCCGTATTGGTCGCTATTACGAGTCCGATGGATGGCAGGGTGATGCAAACGCCATAGTTTTAGGTTATTGCTCCTATGGGCGATTTACCCGAGTTGCTTTTCCACCAACGAAAGGAACACTGGAATACCCAAGCGAAGATGGCACCGAAGCCAACTCGTTTACTCAGATAGTGGTTGATGTATTAGAGCCAACCAGTGATAGGCAGCGTGTCTATGTCAATATTCGAGACGAAGCCAGTACGAAAGGGAATTACATTCGTTGGGTGTTTGAGCGCTTAACGAACTTAGACCCTTTGCAAAACTCGGATGTATGGCACATACAACGCGCTTATGTGATTAGCCCTGATCTCACTAGCGTGGTGAAAGAGGTGATCACAGGTGGGGAGAATGAAACCGCCATTCTGGAACAAGGTAAAAGTGATTTTGTTGGTGGCATGGCCCACGGTGATGAAATTAGCTTGTGGGTGAACATGCAGGTGGATGGCATTGAAATTGACCCTGCTACGCCAGCGCGTTACCACGGCAAGGTGTTCAAAGTGCAACAGCATTCGCAATTGTATGAAGAAGGCACCCAAGCGCAAGTCGAGTGGTTTAAGGCGTGGAAAACGTGGGAGTTCTCAACTGATGGCGTAGATATTTCGCAAAAGTTGGAGTTTCAACGAGATGCCGAGATTCATTCGTTTTACAATTGCTTCCTCTGCATTGCCCGAAATCAAGACGAAAACAGCATGGCCACCATGGCTCAGTATGGTTCGGTTGCGCCTTACTATGAAAAGGAAGACCTCAGACCATCAGAGCGTCCAATTGTCTATTACCCATCTCCAACCAAAGCCATTGCGTTTGGTGGCGGCGTGAGTTACTCGGCAGAGTTCTTGGAAGGGTATGAGCATCAAGACGCAGCGAATACCGAGTTTAACCCAGCAAACAACATCATGTTTTTCCAAAAAGGAACAGGCTACAACAAGATGTACTTTAAGCAGGGATACACACAGATTCGAACTGGCGCGAGTACCTTTACTCGTTATCGTTACAAGGTTAATGCGGATTTATAATCATGAAAGCTATAGAGGTTTATTACGCCTCTGCTCCTGTCGATAAAATCCCCATCCACACCATAGAAATCAAAAATGAAGATGCGTATCAAAAAGGCGAGCCGGAATCGGTCATTCGTCTGGCTGACGGTTTCTATCATCTTGAAGTCGACGGTGTGGAAGGCATTTATCTTGGGCTAGAAACAGGGGTAGAGACCTTCTTTCGAGCGTCGGCGTTCGGGGTGTCATTGCCGGGTAAAAGCGTCAAAGGGAAACAGAACCTGCAATTCCAGATTGATAACGTGACGGGCG